GTCTGAGTTACGGGGTCTATTTACACTTGAATGGTGCTAAAATGACGAAGCCCAAGACAGCTACTAACTGTTTTGGGCTTCTAACCAACAACCTAATGAGGTAGGAAATGGCTGAAGCGAAGCATACACGAATTTGCGAATGTTGCGGAACTGAATTTTATACAAATATAAGTAAGCAAATAATTTGTTCCGAAACATGTAGAAAAGTATATAAACAAAAGCAAAAGCAAATTGCAGCAAAGAATAAAAGACATGCGTCCTATGGGCTTGACATGTCTGATAGAAGCTGTTTGTTTTGCAACTCAACATTTTCACCAAAACGTATAGACTCATTTTTTTGCTCTGAGCCATGTAGAAGTAAAAGCAACAGACTTAAAAGAATTGAAAAGCACAAGAAAGAAGGAAACAGGTGTTCTACTGAAGGATGCGACAAACATGTTTATATAAAAAACCTATGTCATGCGCATTATTCTAAATCTATGTATCTAGCAAAAGATTGGAAGAACAAAGAATGTTTGCATTGCAAATCAAAGTTTGTTGCAAATGGTAAAGCGCAAAAATTTTGTTCTAGAAAGTGTGCTTACACACATAATCAAAGACAGATTGGTGTAAAGCCAGCGCATCGTGTTTCAATGTCTGTATGTAAAGAATGTGGAGTTGAGTTTAAGCCTAGAAAAACTGAATTTTCTACTTTTTGCTCTCGTGAATGTTCATTTGTTCACATTTCAAAAACTGGAAATCGTAAAGGCAATAGATATTCAGATGCAGAAAAATCTTGTAAAGAACGCAGAAAGCGCAGAATAAAAGAAAACGGTAGAGAGCACATAGTAAAAACAAAAGTATTTGAGCGTGACAAATGGACTTGTCACATTTGTGGTTGCAAAACACCTAAGTCAAAACGTGGAACTATGTCTATGAACTCTCCAGAGCTAGATCACATCATTCCTATTGCAGTTGGAGGAAGCCATACATACTCAAATGTTGCTTGCGCATGTAAAAGATGTAACATAAAAAAATCAACGAAGCCATTAGGCCAACTTAACCTAGGAATTATCTGATGAAAACCGTAGAACAAAAGATTGAGGTTGTTTTATTTGAGCTAAGTGTGCTTCACCAGAAGCTTGACGCTTTGCTTGAATGCCTGGTTGAAGAAGGCGACGACGAAGGTGGCGATGAATTTGGTGCAGAGCGAAATACACAGCAGACCCTATAATTCAGTTATCAAGTAATCCTTTACAACTCTAATGGCAAACCACGAATACCAACACCTGTACCGCACCTATAAGTGGCAGAAGATACGCAAGGCGCACATCACAGAGCATCCGCTATGCGTAATGTGCGAACAGCAAGGCAAAATCACACTAGCTAACGTGGTTGACCATATATTTCCGCACCGTGGCGATGAAGTTAGGTTCTATAGAGGCCCGTTTCAAAGCCTATGCTATGCTCATCACAATAGCACGAAGCAGAAGATGGAAAAGCGCAACATTGAAATTGGTGGTGATGCTAATGGCCAACCACTAGACATAAATTCGCACTGGTACAAATAGGAGATTTATATGGCACGAGTAAAAAGAACACCGACCAACACTGTTGCAGGTCAAATTGCAGTAACTAAAAGCATACAAAAAAAGATTGAACCTGCTTATGAATTGTCTGGAAATCAAATTTCATACTTCAATCGAGTGGTTCGCAGCATTGAAACTGAAGTATGGGATGAAAACTCAATTTTATTGGCAACAAATTTAGCTGTAAGCTATGTACAGCTTGATGAAGCAAATACTGAAATTAACGAAAAAGGATTGATGGTTCTATCTGAAAAAGGATGGCCTGTAACAAATCCTGCAATTACAGCAAAGCAAAGCCTAATGTCTACTGTTTTGCAACTTAACAAGGCGCTTGGTTTGTCAGCTAGTCAGCGAGGTGTGGCTGGTAACAAGCAAACTGCTCGTAACAAAGCTGAGCAACAAGCAAGAGAAGTTATTGAAAAGGTAACTGACGATTTGATTTGATACAGGCATGAGGCGCGCGCGATTATACAACATTTCACATTATGAAAAACGAAACACGCGGACAAAAAGTAATCAGGTTCATTACTGAATACTGCGTAACGCCTGAAGGTGAGCATGTTGGCAAGCCGTTAAAACTGGCTGACTTTCAGAAGAAGTTTATTCTGGATATTTACGATAATCCAGAAGGTACTCGTCGCGCATATCTCAGTATTGCAAGAAAGAATGGCAAGAGCGCCATCATTGCTGGCCTACTGCTCGCCCACATTATCGGGCCTGAGCGTGTTTTGAATAGTCAGATTGTTTCAGGCGCTCGTTCGCGTGACCAAGCCGCACTTGTTTATCACTTGGCTGAGAAAATGTTAAATCTACAGCCAAAGTTTCAAGGGTTATTTAGATTAGTTCCATCGTCAAAGCGCATTATTGGACTTAAATCAAATGTTGAATATCGGGCATTATCTGCTGACGGCACAACAGCGCATGGTTTAAGTCCTGTTTTGGCTATTCTTGATGAAGTCGGGCAGATTCGTGGGCCGCAAGATGACTTCGTAGATGCCATCACAACGGCTCAAGGCGCACATAAATCTCCACTACTGGTGGCAATCTCAACACAGGCGGCCAATGATGTTGACCTATTTTCGCAATGGCTGGATGATGCAGCGCGGTCCAAAGACCCGAAAATCGTCTCGCATGTGTATTCAGCTAAGAAAGACGCAGACGTTCTTGATAAAGAGGCATGGTATGCGGCTAATCCAGCCTTGGGAATCTTTAGGTCGCTCCCTGATCTGGAGGAACAGGCTAAACAAGCTGCTCGGATGCCGTCTACGGAAAACACCTTCCGCAACCTCATCCTGAACCAGCGAGTCAGCACATTTACACCATTCATCAGCAAAAACGTCTGGGATAGCTGTGGCGGCAAGGTATTAGACTTCGGAAACAGCCCTGTTTACGCTGGATTAGACCTTTCAGCCCGTACTGACTTGACTGCATTGGTGCTAACTAGCCAGATTAACGGCGTTTGGCACACTATTCCGTACTTCTGGACGCCAGAATCAGGGCTTTCAGACCGTGCAAAACGCGATAGACAGCCATATGACGTATGGGTAAAGCAGGGTTATATGGCGACTACGCCTGGCGCAACCGTCGATTATGAGTACATTGCACAGGATATTTCGCATATATTTAGCCAATTAAACATCCAGCAAATTGCTTATGACCGCTGGAGAATCGACATTCTGAAGAAAGAATTGACCAATATCGGCGTAGAACTGCCTTTAATTGAATTTGGCCAGGGTTTTAAGGATATGTCACCGGCAATTGATGCACTTGAATCAGAATTGCTGAATGGACGAATTGCTCACGGCAATCATCCGGTATTAACCATGTGTGCCGCTAATGCCATGATTACAAAAGACACCGCTGGCAATAGAAAGTTGGATAAACACAAGGCAACTGGTAGAATTGATGGTATTGTAGCGATGGCAATGGCGTTAGGACTTGCGTTTCGGCATGAAGAATTTGACGACGCTGCAGACTTTTCGGAATTTGTTAAAGGGCCGATTATCGTATGAAACAAAAGAAACCAGGAAAGATTAAAGCCGCCCTTCTGGATTGGTTAGGCGTACCAATTGGCCTGAGCGATACTGCCTTCTGGCAAAACTTTGGTACAACCGCTGCCGGACAGCAGGTCAATGAACGCACCATGCTGCAACTGTCGGCTGTTTGGTCTTGTGTGCGCCTTATTTCAGAGACTATCGCCACCTTGCCGTGCTTTGTCTACGAGAAGACAGATACTGGCCGTCGAATCGCCACAGAACACCCGATTTACTCGCTGGTTCACATCCGTCCAAATGCTGATACGCCTCCGGCAGTATTTTGGGAGTCCATTCTCTCTGCCATGCTGCTACGCGGCAACGGTTTTGGGCGCTTTAGGCGTATTGCCGGACGGCTAGTTGCAGTTGATTTTCTTGCGCCAAATCGACTGACGGTATATCTCAAGTCAAATGGCGACAAAGGCTACCGCTATACCAACAAAGACGGCACACAGGAAGAAATCCCTGCTGACCAAATCTTCCGCATCCCAGGCTTTACGCTGGACGGCGAATGGGGTGTTAGTACGGTTGAGTATGGCGCACAGGTATTTGGCTCTGCTTTGGGTGCATCTAACGCTGCTAACAGCACGTTTGAGCATGGTTTGTCGCCAACAGTGGCCTTCACCATTGACCGTATCATCAAACCTGAGCAGCGTGAGGACTTC